GGTGGACCCAAGCGCCCTGCTGGCCGATTTCGGGACGACCGCCACGCTGCTGACCGGGCTGGATGCCGTGGTGGGGGTGGACACCGGGGTGATGCACCTGGCCGCGGGGCTCGGGGTGCCGACCTGCTGGGCCATCGGGGAATCGCCGGACTGGCGGTTTGCCTTCGCGGGCGACGATGGCGCCGTGAACGCCTGGTATCCCCGAGGACGGCTTTTTCGGAAGCCGGTGGGGTCGGAGTGGGCGCCAACGCTCGAAGGGCTTGGCGGGGCGCTGGGCGCGTTGGTCGAGCGGCGGCAGGCGGCGTGACCCGCCGGGGCTGGGTGGCCTTGGTGGTGGACTGCCCCTGCGGGCGGCCGTGGTCGCCACCGGTGCGCCTGTCGGTCGTGTGGCTGCGGCAGCTGGTCGCCTGCGGGCTGGATGACGGCACCACCCTCGCCACCACCCGCTGCCGCCATTGCGGCTATGTCCATCGCCACACCCTGCGGGGCATCCTGCCGAAGTAAGACTTCGGGATCGCTTCGGGAATGTTGTTACAATCCTGCCTCTTGCGGGGTTAGGGCAATTGCCCTACTTTTCGTGTGTGGTCAGGGCAATCCCGCCCGGCCTCAAAGCAGAAAGGTGGCAACCATGTACGCTCTGGCCTCCAACCTGATCGGATTTTCCTCCTCCACCCTTCGCGTCAAGGTGACGCGCACCGACAGGCACTATGCCTGGGTGATGACCGCCGACCTGCAGGATGCAGGGACATGGCTGGTCTTGGACATTTCGCAGGTGAAGTTCCTGACTGACGAGGCCTGAGCCGCCAAGCGGCCACCGGGGGTGCAATGCCCCCGGCAGGCCATGTCAGGGCAATCCCGCCCGACCAATTCAGGAGATGTTACCATGTCCTATGAGCCGATTACCTACGCCGATATCGCCGCTGCGTGTGGCAAGACTACGGCGCAACTCGCCCTTGATAACATTGCCGCGCTAGAGCGCATCGCCGCTCGCATGGAGGCACGAAAGTGCCGAGATGCACACGGCAACAGTGCTGCGGCATACCGAGGTCAGGCTGAGATGCTTCGCCGCCGCTATGTGGGCGGCACTGCGGCGGCAGACCCGCAGCAAGGATGACCGCCCACGCTGACCTGCTGCGGGCCGCCATTGCGGCCAGCGGCCTCAGTGCCCGCCAGTTTGCCATGTCGGTCTTGCTGCGCGACGAACGCACCGTCCGGCGCTGGCTGGCCGGGGACAGCCCGATCCCCAAGATCGTGGTCGACCGCCTGCAGACGCTCACAGGCCAGGACACATCACCGGGCTGATCTTTCCAGCCCACATACATTACCACACTGATGAATGACGCGGGGCAATGGCTAACCCATTGCCCCCATTCTATTTAGCTTCGGCATCCGTTCGGGCAGGTGTCAGAAACGCGGGATGCAGTTCTGACACGGACGCGACACATCCCCGCAACGATTCGACACGGGCCGGTGGGTAAACCATTGTGGGTCTACGCCTTGTGTTTGACATAGGCACAACTACCTGTTAAGTTAGGGTGTGCGAAGGGGTAGCCGGGATACCCTTCGCGGCTGTCACGATCCCGGCACCGACACGGCTGTTCACGCGCTCCGGCGCGGGGACGGCCGTTTTGCGTTGGGGGCGCTGCTGGCACCAACCATCCCGACCGGCGAACCGACTCAGGCCCGTGCTGGGGATACCTGGCGGTTCACACTGACTGATACCGAGTTCCCCTCCAGCGAGGGGTGGTCCCTGAGTTACGCGATCAACGGGGCATCCAAGCTGGCATGGGACGCCAGTTGGGTCAGCAGTACCACCAACACGCACACGGTCACGATCCCGGCGTCGGCCACGGCCGACCTGCTGCCGGGCGTGTATGAGATCACCCGGCTGTGGACGGGCAGCAGTGGCACGGCGGGCCAAGTGTTCAGCGTCACGCTGTCCAACCTGACCATCCTTGCCAACCCCACCACGGCGGGGGCCGGGGATCGGCAGTCGTGGGAAGAAAAGACGCTGGCGGTCGTGGAGGCGGTGCTGGCGGGCCGCGTCACCGATGACATCGCCATGTACCAAATCCAGGGCCGCACGATCTCGAAACTCCCCCTGACAGAGTTGTTGACTCTGCGTTCGCAGCTGAGTGCGGCCCTCGCCTTCAAGCGCACCGGGCGGTTTGGCAGCCGGGTGCGATATGCCTTTACGCCCTACACGACGGAGACCAGCTGATGGGCTGGCGGCAGTCGGTGGCGGCGTGGTTGCTGCGCGGGCAAGCCCTGACGCCCACGCAGGTGCGGATGTTTGCGGGCGCGAAAGCCTCGCGCCTGACCGAAGACTGGATTACCCGTCCGACCGCCATTGATGACAAGATCAAGATGTCATTGCGGCGGCTGCGCGACCGGGCACGGCAGCTGGAGACTGATAATCCACACGCTGCCCGCTTCGTGCAGTTGGGCCAGACCAACATTGTCGGCCCCAAGGGGATGGTCTTGCAGATGCGGGCGCGAAATGCCCGCGGCGAGTTGTACCGGACCCTGAACGCGCAGATCGAAACCGCGTGGGCCAGCTGGTGCCGTCCGCCGTTCGCGAGTGCGTCGGGCCGCTACAGCTTCCGCGACCTGCTGGCCTTGGCGGTGCGTGGCTGGTTCGTGGATGGCGAGTTCTTGGCGATTTACAAGACGCGCCGGGACAACCCGTACCGCATGGCGGTGCAGGTGCTGGACCCTGACCAGCTGGACATTGAGTTCAACCAGGACGCAGGGCGCGGGCGGGCCGAAGTGGTCATGGGGGTCGAGATGGACGCCGACCGCCGCCCCACCGCCTACCACATCTGGGATAGCCATCCCAGCAGCACCAACCGGGGCCAACGCCGCCGCTACTTGGCGGACGATGTGTTGCACTCCTTCCTGCCCAAGTTCCCCGGTCAGACCCGCGGCGTCCCCGCCTTCGCGCCCGTCCTGCTGCCCCTGCGTCATCTGGATGGCTATGTCGAGGCCGAATTGGTCGCGGCCCGCAGTGGCGCAGCCAAGCCCGTCTACATCGTGCCCGGTGAGGACGCGATGGATGTGACCGGCGACCTTGGCGCTGAATCCATCCGGCAGGAAATCGAGCCCGGCATGGTAGACATCCTGCCGAAAGGCTATGACGTGAAGGCGCTGGACCCGACGCACCCCAATGGGGCGTTCCCGGCCTTCGTGGCCGCCAACCTGCGCTCGGTCGCCGCGGGCTTGGGGGTCAGCTACACCAGCATGACCGGCGACTTGTCGGAGGCCAACTACAGCAGCGCCCGTGTGGGCCTGCTAGATGAGCGCGACCACTGGCGTACCCTGCAGGCCATTCTGGTCGAGCAGGTGGTGCGGCCCGTGTTTGACCGCTGGCTGGCGATGGCCGCCGCTGCGGGAACCATCCCGGCGCAGGCGGGCCGCGAGGACATGCTGCAGTTCGCCACCTGGCAGGCCCGCGGCTGGCAATGGGTCGATCCCCTCAAGGACATCGCGGCGCTCGAGAAGGCCGTGGCCCTTGGGGTCGCCAGCCGCAGCGATGCCGCCAGCGAATCGGGCAGCGACTTCGAAGACATCCTCGAAAAACTGGAAGCCGAGGCCGAACTGGCCGCGGAGTATGGCGTGAGCATCACGCCGATCACGGGAGGACAACCCAATGGCAACACCGACACCGAGTCCGATCCGGGTGAAGCGGACAGCGGCAGCCCTGCTGCAGCGGACCCTGCCGATCCCGAGGCCAGCAGCCCGAGCGGACGGGGACAGCGCCGACGCGCCCCTGCCGGACCTGGCCCTGAGCAGCGAGTTCGCCGTGGTGCGAAGCGGGCTGTTCGCGGAGCAGTGGGTCGAGGTGCTGGATCACCGAGCGGAAGCGATTGACGCCACCCGCATCGCGGCCCGCGGTGCCCCGATCCTGCTGGACCACGACACCCGCACCCAAGTCGGGCGGCTCGACAACATCCGCTTGGATGCCGATGGCGTGTTGCGCGGGTCGCCCCGCTTCAGCCGGTCGGCCTTGGGGCGCGAGGTCGAACAGGATGTGCGCGACGGCATCCGCACCGATGTCAGCATCGGCTACCGGATTCTGGAAGCCGAGCAGGAGGGCGAGCAGGACGGGATGCCAGTGTACCGGATCACGCGCTGGCAGCCAATGGAACTGAGCCTTGTCGCTGTGCCCGCCGACCCAACGGTCGGGGTGGGCCGCAGCGAGGATGTGACACCGAACACGCAGGACACCGAGGAGCCCACCGAGACCCAGGGCGAAGAGGCTCCCGTCATCGTATCCCTGGAAACGCCCCCGACGGGGCAGGAGAACGCAATGTCCGACATGGACACCGCGGCCCGTACCGGGGCCGCATCGCAGGAGCCGACCATGCAGGAGGCGCTGCAGGTCGCCAAGCGGCTGGGTGTGCCCGCCGAGCAGCGGGCCGATTGGGCCAGCAACGGGATGGCCCCGAAGGCCATGATGGAGGCGTCGGTCGCCTACGTCGAGCGGAAGACCAGCGAGCAGATCGCCAGCGCCAAGCCGGTCGAGTTGAACGAGGTGGAGCAGCGGTCCTACAGCGTGGTTCGCGCCATTCAGGCCTGCCTTGAGGGGCGGCGGGATGGGCTCGAGTTCGAGATCAGCGAGGATATCGCCAAGAAGCTGGGCCGCACCACCCGCGGCTTCTACATGCCGACCACCCTCCGCGCCCAGCATCCGGGTTTTGCGGTGGACCCCCGGCTGGCGACCCGGACCCAGTTGAACGTGGGCACCGCCTCCAAGGGTGGGGCCACCGTCTACACCGAGCACGGCGGCTTCGTGGACCTGCTGCGGAACTACGCCGCCATCTTCGACCTTGGCGCGACCTTCCTGCCCGGCCTGCAGGGTAACCTGCAGTTCGTCCGGCAGTCGGCCGCGGGCACGACCTACTGGGGCACTGAGTCCTCATCGTCGACCGCGACCAGCATGACGCTGCAGACTTTCTCGATGTCCCCGAAGGCGCTGACCGCCAAGCACCCCTACACCAAGATGCTGCTGGCGCAGTCGGTGGAGTCCATTGAGAACTTGGTCCGTAATGACATCGTGCGCGAGCATGCACTCGCCATCGACTTCGCGGGCATCAAGGGCGACAGCAGCACCGACGCCCCCGATGGCATCCTCGCCAACACCGACATCGGCTCGGTCACGGGCGGGGCGCAGGGCGCGGCCCCGGATTGGGATGACATCGTGGACCTGCAGAAGTCGCTGGCGAACAACAACGCGCTGGCGGGGTCGCTGGCCTACCTCACCACGCCTGGCATCGCCGCCAAGCTGATGAAGACGCAGAAGTTCGCCACCACGAACGGGATGCCGGTCTGGGAAGGCCCGATGATCGACGGCCTCCTCGGTGGCTACCGCGCCGTGGTCAGCAACCAGGTGCCGTCCACCGGCACCAAGGGCACCACGACCGGCCAGCACAGCATCCTGTTCGGCAACTGGAACGACCTGCTGGTGGGCGAGTGGGGCGCGGTGGAGATCTACCCCGATCCCTACACCAGCGGCCCGAGCATCGTGAACCTGCTGTCCATCCAGTTCATCGATGTCGCGCTGCGGCGGCCGAAGTCCTTCGCCGCCATGACGGACGCCCTGCCCTAATGGGTGAGGCGGTGAGGGGGGCGGACCCCGTGCCGTCCCCCACGGCCCGGCGACTGACCTGGTGGGCCGCGCTCTCGCGGCCTGCCTGCGTCAGCCCCACCATGCCCGTGACGTGTCGATCCTGACCGACGTGCTGCGGCTGGTGTCGGGCTTCGGCTCGGTGCGGGTCACCCACAGCACCGGGGAAACCCGCGGCTTGCTGGAT